ATCCTTTGCCTGCTCCGCGCACTGCTTTTGCAGTCATCACAAACTCCCCGTCCGATAACATGGCGGGAATATCATCCGAAGTACCTGTCCCCGGCCCAGAAATCTGACCGGTGCGGCGAGGATACTTTTTAGCCATCGATCCAATACCACCGGAGGCATATCCTCCCAGATTAAATTTAGCCGGGGCCACTGCTGCAATACCGCCTTGGGCAAACATCCGTCGTTGTCCATATATGTTGCCGTATGGATTGCCCATAGTTACCTGTGGGCGATACAACATTTGCATTGGGCTGTAATTATACCCGGTAGGCAGAGAAGCGTATGTAACGTTCGCACCACCTGGGGTAGTACCATAGACTCCAGGCTGGGCACGTAAGAGATCCGTTCCAGTTTCTTTTGGAGCAAGGTTTGGGCTACCCGGCTCTTCTGGCGTAAATGCCCCACCAAGGTATGCGGCACCAAGACCGGCACCCGCTATTGGGCCATAGGTACTAAATATCCCCGGAGAAGCCGAAGTTTGTGCTGCTTGAGCCGCTTTTAAAGCAGCTTCCCCGGCAGTTGCTGCTGTTTGCCCCGGCAAAGCAATAGTCGAATCATAAACTCTTGTATACGTTTTATTAAACACATCTGCTGCGTTTTCTATCCCAGAGGCTTCGCGTGCAGCGGGGTTAAAAAAGTCTACTGTTTTTCCAAAAAAAGATTTAGGCTCTGGTCCCAAAGATACTGGTCCTCGAGCAAAGGAAGCGTTAGGAGGAATAATTTGTTCTGGGGTTAAGTTGTTAGCACCAAGGGTTGCTTGATTAATTGCTGCATCCCCCATGTTAATTCCCGGCCTTGTTAAAGAACCATAACTTGGTTCAAAGTTTTGAAAGTTCATACCAGACGGAGCACCTGCAAGTCTGTCTGCGCCTAACTCAGGCCCAGTAATAAAAGGACGAGGTTCGTTTGAAAGCACAAATTCGCCTGCAGTTTGTTGATAAACTGGTTCAACCGGAACATTTTGCGAAATAAGGGAGCCTGATGCATCACTTACAACAGGGCTTTGTACTGCAGCCACATCAATCCCTGGACCACTAATACCGCTAGCAGGAGCTTGAATAGCCTGTTGGCCAACAGTTAAATCTGGCGGAGGAACGTTAGCGAGTTGTTCTACCGTAGGAACTCCTGCAGCAGCATCAATAGAATCTACTGCTGTTCCTAATTGTTCGGCAGAAATCGAGGTACCAGCAGTTGAGGGCGTTGAAATACCAAGAAGCGACTTACCACTATTTATTGCCTTATCCCACTGGCCAGCTACTGTGGTTGGTCCGGCGTAGGAGCCTGCTTCAAAAGCGCCCATTCCGCCAGTTATTCCTGCCGTAGCGCCAGCAGTTACGCCACCAATCGCGCCGTTCTTTAAAGCATCTTTAAAACTGTTCCCAGCCAAGATACTTGAGCCAAAGCCGCCAACAAAGCCACTTACTGCGGCAACACCAGCTACTGAGCTAACGCCTAGAAGACCTGCCGCAGCTGGCCCTAAGAAAAAGCCCAAGGCAACAGAAGTAACAATCTTGCCTACGGAAGACTTAGCGAAGTCTTTGACCCCATTGACTATGCCCTTGACGGCGCCGCTAATTGCTTTGCCTACTGATTTAAAGGCATTTCCAATAGATTTAAAAAATCCATATTCACGTAAACCCGTACGTGGGTTGATCGTACCAATACCGCCCATCATCTGAAGCACACGGGCTTCTTGGGGATTGATGTGTGCCAGCATGGTGTCCTGACCACGGCCCATACCTTGCATAGCCGCCGCAATTGGACGGAGGTTAGCAATTCCGCCCATGGCAAAAGCCTGAACTGGTTGGCCACCAGCCTCTGCCTCGATTTGGTCCAAGGCTACCCGTAGGGCGCCAAAGAACATGGGGTCAAACTGCTCTGGTAAAAGATCTTCAGGAATCCCGTCAGACAGCATTTCTTGCCGGATTGCCGCATAGTTTTGTGGGTCGCGAAGGATTACTTCGACCATTTGCTGCATAGCATCAATAACTTCCTGGGGAAGTTGTATGCCGCTCAGAGCTTGCTTTAATTGCTGGACTGCGGCAGGGTCGGCCTGCTCTGCAGCCGATAGCATCTCAGAACTAAATTCTTTGGGGGATACTTGACTGCGCATCTGCTCAAAAGCAGCCGCTGTGGCGGGGTCAAAACCCGGTGCTGGGGGTTGTGCGGTTGGTGCTTGCATGCCTCCTGCGGGGAGCGCCATGATTCCTTGGTCTTCCATTTTTATCCTTTCCAGTTTGTGCCAATAGCCTCATAGGGCCGCGCGTCGGGAAAGGACGCGGATATGGCAGGTATTATCACGTATTTCATTAGTTTCTGTCCATCTCTAAATAAGACAAATAAAAGTGGGTGCTGGCCACGGACGACTCGACTTTTAAAACGTCCCCCGCTTCTAAAACACAGGGAATTCCGTTAAATACATCAAAGGTGGCGTTAACCGCTAAAGGCCTAACCTTTTGCAAATAATGGGGAGTCGCATCTCCCTGGGCGTATTGGCTTACAGTAATGGTGGCCGAGCCAGATCCAGCGTTTGTAACCCGAAGAGATCTGACGACCGTGGCATTGGCAGCCGGGACCGTATATAACGTAGTCTCAGTGGCTGCGCTGGGTATGGAGTATTTCCTAAAATATTTATTGGCCATGTCAAGCCTTACTGGGTCAGGTCAAAGAAGGATAGGGAGCCAACCCCGTCACCCAAGGTAGCCCCGGAAACCGTTCTAACGGCTACGGTATAAATATCACTTACCCCAGCAAGGCTTGCTCCCAACTGCAAATCGAAGTTGTAATCGTTCGGGAGGCTTGTTTGGGAAACCCCAGCGCTGCCAGAGGACGTGACGTAATCCGTTTGGACGATTGTTCCTACGGCTGAAATGGCGGTAGCCGCTACGTCGTACTCTACATTTGAGTCTGAATCCACGGTAGCCGCCCAAGTCGCGCCGGTAAGTGTCGGGTTCTTTAACAAGGCTACTTCATAGTTTTGGCTAGTTGTAGGCAGGAATTGAGCACGGTTAGGCAGAACAACCGCCCCTGTACGCCCGGATGCCAGCCGGATAGAGACAATAGGGAAGAAGGTAGCAGCCGTGCTGATATTGGTAAATATTGTGGTGCGTCTCGCCACATGGTCAATAGAAACCTGTTCAAATCCACCCTCAGAAATAACAGAACAGCAAATAGCTTTCATCGAAGCGGCAACCGCAGCAGTGGTTGTAGTAATCGAATAACGTACCGGCAAAATGGCCGTGGTCATGTAAACGCCAGTAACTTCATTGGCATTTTCAAAGGTATGGCAGACAATGTATTGCCCATCAATAATGAACCCACAACGTACTGAACCTACCCCAAGCCACTCAAAATCCATCCATAGAATTTGAGCCTTCGTTGTATCAAGAGTTAACCCTGATGGACCAGATCCATCTAACTTGTCTCCATTCCAACTTGACTGGTTTACCGTTCGGACATCGCTTGGAGTTCCTGGGGTGGGGGCTGAATTTGAACGCAACACAAACGAGTTGGTTGATCCAGTTCGCTTAAAGAACACACCATTGCTGTCGTTAAAGTAACCAACGCTCTGGGTCAAGTTAGCGCTAGTGCTGCTGTCCATCACAAAGGTAGCAAGTACCAACAAGCCTTTACCGGGCTGGTACGGAAAAGAACGGAATGATTGTCGTGTAACAGAGCCTACGCCACCACTAGTAACTTCCATCTTGACAGCGGCTTCATTAGACAGGAATGTCGTGGTGCCTGTTCCAGTGGTTGCAACGTCAAATTGATTATCAGCCGCGTAGCGGTTCTGGCTGTCAAAAAGGGTGTAGGGCTGGGAAACGCGCAGTCTGCCAAACGCATCAGTGTTGGTCCCGCCTATAGAAACAGGAATAGTTAAACCGGTAATATCCATAGATCCTCCGCCATCCCCGTGCCATGCATATGCTGTGTCCTTGTCCTCTGTGACAGTAGGTGAGTATGCGCTATTAAGTTGAAGAACAATTTGTTCCAAAGACCGCACAAGCTGGTTAAACTTTTGCGGGTCATATTCAGGAGAAAAAGCATCGGGTAGACGAACGTTAAATATCTTGCTCATCTCAAGCCATCCGGTTGGATATCAACGCGCAACGTACCATATCTCCAACGGGTATCAAGATCAGAGCTCTCAATCCCTAAACTTATCTGGCGTCCTCTTGCCCGGGTATCCACCTTTTGCGTAGTCGGCGTAATGATATACGGGTCGAGCGAGGAGGGGCTTGCCGTGGCTTGAGGATATGGTCGCAGCAACAGACGTACCGTGAGATTGCCCACCTGATTTTTGAAATCTGGGATAAAGCGGCGCATATAGAGCATATTGTCACCGTCACCAATATCAAAGTAGCCAGACCGAATATATGCAGTAATAGGCGAACCATTTCCATTGACGCCATCCTCTTGGTTGAAAACCAGTGACCGGCCAGCAGTCAACCCATAAATGGTCGCTCCCGTCGGCGTGGCAGTGCTGTTTTGCATGTAATCAGAAGCAAGCGGCTTGTCGTATGTGCCAATATCTACCCAAGCGCTTCTGGCCATTGTTCCAATCGACCACACATTTTCAAGGTAGTTATAGGTCACAAAACGGTCGATGTAGTCGCTGGTGTAAGAGCAATACCACCAGGTTACTTCGTTAAATTGTGAGTTGACCCCAGCGTGG